AAATACCATCGTTCAGACCCATCAGGATAGATAACAGCAGGACCATCAACACGATGAAGTTTATCGTTTAGATACCATCGTTCAGACCCATCAGGATGGATAACAGCAGGTCCATCAACACGATGAAGTTTATCGTTTAGATACCAATATTCGCTTCCATTAGAAAAGATAATAGCAGGACCATCAACACGATGAAGTTTACCGTTTAGAAACCATCGTTCAGTTCCATGTTCATCTATATGTTTTGTTGGTTCATTATTCATGTTTAAAAACCAAAAAGTTCCTTTTTCTTATTGTCTTTAATAGATTTAAAATCCCAATCCAAAGAAGAAAGATAGTTTATAATTTTCTTATGAGCCTTTGCCCATTCTGTCTTATAATCAATAACAATTTCTTTTTCCCACCAATTCGGAAGTTTAGACGAGTCTATTGGAAAAGCAATATAGTTACTTTTAGGATGCTTAATATATACCAACCCAACTTTTTCTCCGGGGTAAACCATCTTATCAGTAATCCCACATAAAGAATTATAAAACATTGCTGCTCTTACTTGATATGGAAACCCCTTCATAGAACCAGTCATCTTATACATATCCTGACATTTTTTTAATGTTTTGACACTGATTGGTTTTGCTATCTCATGCACAGGCATAGTGTAAAACTTTTCTTTCATAGTGTCAACAGCATCAAAAACATCTTCCTTACTATAACCATCCAATATCATTTTCACAAGATCCATAAGGATTTTCTTAAGAGCATCAGATGTATCACTTTTCTTAATCTCAACGCCCATAATTTTAAGCTTATCAACTCTATTTCCTTCTGAATCAACAACATGCATGATATAACGCTTTTTTGTAAGGAAAAGAGACTTATCAGATACTGCCTCACGGTCAGTTTTAATTATATCTTTTCTTTCTTCTGGACAATTAAAAGCTTTCATAACAAAGTCAGGAAAACTTTCATTTGTAAGTTTTCCTATTTCATCTGCAAAGGTAACAACATCATCTACATTAGAATTTTCATTTACACAATCTGCAATAGAAAAATACCCCGAATCGGTGTCCCCCGCCACCATATTATTAACTGTATAAGTAGTAAACTTAAGATCTTGTCCATCTTCTACCCAACACCAGATCTTATTAGTTTTAACGAAATCTTTATACATTTTTAACCTCATTCAAAATCTCATTACACTTATATGCCTGCCACTTTGAAATAACCTGACCTGTAAGTGTAATAGATTTAGCAAGACGAATATCAAAGAGCCTGAAATATTGGTTAGAGATAGAACCATATAACGAGTTCGCAAAAATCTTATAAACCTTCTGATACATATCACACATCTTAGCCATGTCTTTGTTTCCATCTTTTTCATATTGAAACATCATCTTCTTATACTTCTTTCTAGTCTCAAAGACATTCTTAACATATTCTGATAAAAGTCCTAATCTACCATCAAACACAGTACCGTTAGCAGATATACAATAACCATTTTCCTTTATAAGATTATATAATTCGATTGCTGATATATCAAAAACTTCCTTAGTCTCTTCTACCACGAATGAAACTGTATCGTCTTTTTTATCCATAACAGCCACATAATCAACATATCCACCAATACATTGACCAACTAATGTTTCAGTAGAAAGCCCTAACATGATCATTACAGAAGGGTACAGAGCGGTTAAGTCGATAGACATTAACCATCCATGTCTGCCTTCGATAGTATCATAAACGATTGCACCGGGGAAATCTTCTTTATCATGATCAATCTTATCGGGTAATACGATGTTACCTTTACTCCTACAGAACTTAATAAAACCATGCTCAATGGGTTTAACACTTCCAGTCACATCAAAAGGAAACACACAACTACTTCTTGCCATCATCATAGCAAGATTGATCATTGCAAGTTTGTTATCCAACTCATAAAGAAGCCTAGTATCATGTAAAGAATATTTGAAGAAGGTCTCTGGATCTGTTCTATAAAGTTCACCAAGATCACCATCATAATCAATCTTATTCATCTTAAGTTCATGTTCACAAACAGAATCAAGACTAAAAGATTTCAATTCTCCCGGATTAAACTTTTTATATAAGGCCATCATATCAAGATGAATTCTACCGGCCAGTGTCCATTCCCAGACCTCTTCACCAGTATCATTAAAAAATGTTCTCTTATGTGCCTTATATCCATCTCTACAGAACATGCTTTTTGCTGTCTCCTCACCAAAAAGCATGATAGACCTTTCCATAATATAAGGTAGGTCGAATCCTGCTGTGAACCATCCAGCAAGAACATCAATATCTTCAAGATTATCAGCAAACGTTCTTAAGAGATCATGTTCAGAATTGAAGTAAACGTGTTCTACAGGGAATTGCTTATCAGAAATCTTAAATTTATTCTTAAAAGAACTATGGAGATACAGGATATACTTCTGATTTGTAACATCAAAAGAAGAGATTGCGTTAATCTCACCATATGGATTATTTGGTTTAGGATACCCACGACCTTCTGAAAGATCAAAATCGATTTCAATATCGTAAAATAAAACATTGACTTTTTCATTGATATCAGCATCAGGATATTCATCAATAAGAAACTTATTAATTACAGGTACATCAGATTCACACACGTTCACATGTGATTTAGCAAAATCCAACATATCCCATCGATTGTCAAAATCTACTTTACGCATACGATCACCGTATATGTTGGTGTATTGACCATCGCCTTTATTATCTGGGATAAAAAGATAATAGTAGTCTGAAGATGGATAATATGTAACATCTAATATACCATTCTTTCTAGACCAGCAAACAATGTCATCTTTTTGTTCTATAGCATGAATATAACTCATTTCTTAATCCATTGGTTATAAAATCCCCTACACCACGCATAGGCGTAAACAAATGATATCGCAAATATCCCCCATTGTCCAGCAGTGAAGCTGGCATAAAACCAAAACGGCTGGCTTAAGAGACCAAAAATAGGTGCATATTTTCTTACATGTTCTCTAGTATCTTGTGACAACCAGACTGCTGTTGCTCCAGTCACAAGTAAAAATATCTGATCTATCACAATATATCACTTAAAATATCATATTCTTCTTTTGATATAGGTTTTAAGATTTTTTCGTTACTATCATAAAACAAAATAGTCCCTACAAGTTTAGAAAATATATCATTCCATTTATATAGCTCTTCATCTATTAAATTTGATGCAGATGGAAGTCCTAAATGTTCAACACGCGAGACTTCTATCACAATATCATGATTATTATCATATAAGTAATCATCACAAACTTTCAACAAATCACCATCTATACCATAGATATAAAAAGCAAAAACAGTTTTTTGGTAAGAAACATTATAAGACGTTGCATAAGTACCAGTAACAGAACCATTGGTTGCTGTTAACGGTATATATGGAACATGAAGAAGACTATCAATATCTTCTTTTTTGGTATAAGGAGTTCCTTTGATTATAGAAAAAGGTTGTTTATATTTTTCCATTATAAAATACCTATAAGTTTTTCATATTCTTCTTTGTCAGGAATGAGTTTAAGTTGATTTCTTTTTGAATCATAGAAAAAGATCATATCAGAAGAAAAATGAAATTTCTCCATCATATCACTTATGTTATCAGGTTCAGTTAATGGCATAACATGAGTGATATTAACAACACAATCACCTAAAATATCATTATGTGCATACATTGTAGCTGGACATAGTTCAATGACATTCTCATTAAAATCTGTTACACCGAAATAATATGTAATATATGAAAGCGTATATGTATTGTCTTCAAAAGACACATTACTTTTATATTTCTTAACCTCTATAACATAAGAAATCATCATAATAATCAATCAATAATGGCAAGAACTTCTTTTTCAGACGTAACCCCGTATTGGCGTTCGATACCATCTTCTAATGTCATATTCTGAGGGGGTGTGATTCTACTCCAAGGGATAACAACAGTATCACCGACGCGAACATCAACAACGTCTGGACCCACAGCATGAATAATAAAGAACTGAGTCTTTTTGTTACTGGTATCATCTTTGTAATAAATCACACTCTTCTCTACATCCCTCTCTGGTCTGGAATAAACCAGAATGTCATCACGCAATGGCTTAAGCTTCATAAATTTCTCCTTTTTAGATTAAAACTCTTTACTCATTTCACTGAATGGTATTCCATATTCTAACGGATTTACATCGTGAATTTCAAGTAGGTAAAGGATATAACTTGCACAACTAGATCCCCTACCCACACCCCAAACAACATTGTCTTCTTTAAACTTTTGAATAAGTTTATGTAAAGACAGTAAAAATTTAATATTTTTAGATCTAATAAAGAATTCAAGTTCAGTATTAATTCTAGAATGTTCCACGTCAGTGTACTGATATCTCTCTGACATGTTAAGTACGTCTATCAGCCTTGTTAATTCATTTTCAGTGTGTTCGTGGTCTGGTGGGTCAATACAAACATCATAGTATTCGTCAATCATAACATCTTCTAAAAACATCTGATGGTATTTCTGAACATCTTCACAAGATATTACTTTTAACCCATCTACAGATTCTTTCTTTATAATCTTCTTAGCAAACTCTTCAGGAGAAACAACAACAGTTCCATCTGCAAGAAGGATTCGTTTGTTAGGTATGTCTTCGTATAACATATCAAGAAAAGAACAGATCAAATGGTTTATTTTTAAACTTATGATAAGGGTCAACACTGGAAAGTAGAAGGTGTTTAGTCCCGTCAAGATTTGTAATAGGTATGATATTATTGGTTACGGGGTAATAGACATTAGACGTATAAGTTCCAGTAAGTTCCGCAGTCTCTAAAGACCATGAGTTCATTTCAAATGGCATAACAACAACATCTGCCTGATGTTCAACCAACGAATCTACAAGAACCCAATCAAACACACCTTCAGCGGAACCAATATAAACATAAAAATCACTAGGAAGATCAATAAAAGAAGATCCTAATTTAAAGCGATACATATCAACATCACGTTTCTCCCAATTAACGAATGTTGTTAAGAAGTAGTCTTCTCGTTTCTTACAAAACTCAAATATTCTGTAATCTAGAGCGGTAGATAACTGGGCATTAACTGGCTTGTTTATTTCTCTTACAAAGTACATATGATATTTCTCCTTATCTATAAATACATAATATACAACAAATTATATATTTTGTAAAGAGGAATTTTTCAATGTCAGATTTTAAAGATCACATCAAAAATATTGTCAACACAGCAGTAAAAGAAGGTTTTAACACCAAATTTGAAAGTAAGGTTTTAACAGAAAGTTTAAGTTTACTTCAAGATGAAAGATTCATAGCTTATGTTATCAACAAAATGCCCGATTTTTCATCATCACTTGTAAGAACAAAAATTAGTGTTGCAAGTTCTTTTGCAGAAGAATTAGAGAAAAAGAATAGTTCTTTTAACAGAGAAGTTTTCTTTGATGCTTGTGGGATAAATGATCCATCGATTTCATATGACTAATTTTACGCCACAAACAAGAACTCTTTAATCTCTTCAAACTCGAACTTTTCCCGTCTGTATGCCTTTACTCTATCGTTCTTATGCCTGATAGAGTATTTGGTATTACTGTAAATATCAATAACTTCAGCCTCATTGATAACACCATCCAAACGTAAGGCTCTTCCAATGCCCTGCATGAAATATGTTTCATTCTTACCAACATCAATAAGAATCAATCTATAAATCTCATTGACAGAAATACCTGTACTTGCAGTTTCAAAACTAGCAGGTAGAACAAAATCATCATTCACTGGAAACTTAGAGAAAAGTTCTCTTCTCTTTTCTTCTGACGTGTCTTGTGTAATATATTCCACGCCAAGACCCTTAGCAATAAATTTAGCAACATCAGGTCTAGAAAGTATCAATGTATTCTTTGGTGGTAATGACTTAATGAAATCAAAAACAACATTCAATCTATCTTTGTTACTATTCAAGTATCCATCTTCAATATCCCAAACAAGATCATCCTTAAATCTACCAAATTCATCAGTACCATGAAACTCTTTATAGAAGGATGGATGTTCTGTAGCATATAATTTAACTTCAAATTTTGATGCATATCCTTTTTTGATAAGTTCATTAACACTAACCTTCTTTAATGGTCCTGCCCCAATTACAGAAAAAGTTTTCATCCTTTTAAGTTTATCTTTTGGTACTGTACCAGTAAGTCCAAATCTAACTGGACAATGGTTCATATCAAAACGAAGTTTATCAAACATCACATCACCAAGTTTGTGAACTTCATCATATAAAATCGCATATTCAGAATCTTTGAAGTATTCAACACAGTTCAAAAACAACTTAGATGTAATGATGATGTGTTGATGATTTTTTATTGCCTTTTCACGATTCTTTATCTTAACACTACTATCAAGTTTACAAAAAGATAAAGAAGATCCTTTGAAGTCTTTCTCTAACTGATTTGCAAGATATGATGTAGGAACGATAGTAACTGTCTTAATATAAGGGTCAAAAACCTTACAAATACCTAGAACCACCAAACTCTTACCAGCATTAGTGGCAGCATCAAAGATACCTTTTCTTTCTATAATAGCAGAGTTAATAAGATCTACTTGAAGGTCTCTTAGTTTTTTACCTGTTTCTTGAATAAGGAATGTATCAGTAATAGGACATATTTCATCAAAAGGTATATCACAACTCCGATTATCGATATAGTCAATATCTTCAAAATTATATCCATGATTTTCTAAAAATTCTCCTATATCATCTAATAGGTAATTAAACGTAAAACCATCTTCAATCAATGGTTCCCTACCATCCCAATATTTCAATTGATAGGCAACTGTCTGAAAAGCCCCCGGAACTGGGTATGATAAGAACTTCTTAAGCTTAAGATACAGTGGATTAGGTAATCCACTGATATGACAATTAACCTGATCTATGATTTCAATTTTAACCATTTTTCAACCCAATGTATATGATCTGCGTGTTCTAATATTTCTTGCTTCATCAACTTCATCAGAAACATTGAGTCTATTCTTGTTGAAATCTCTTAGTGAAAGTACAGCTTCAATAATTTTAACATTTTCAAGAAGTTGTTTTGTGTCTTTATTTAAAGAACGTAAAATCTCAATTTCATATAATGTCTTATTCAACATCTTATTGAGTTCATCATCAGACTTTTCATTAACAATCTCAACGAAAAATGGATCACCATCTTCAATAGTATTGATAAGACGGATCTTGATATTCTCAAGTTCGATACGTGTAACTGAATATTCTTTATCATTAGTTTTCATAATAGTGTACTCTCAGCACCTGCTACAATAGAGTTAGTTAAGTTATTCAAGATATACTTGCGACTGTTGACTGTCTCTAGGATACCCTTCACTTCTTCTTTAGTGTGACGTATCTTAAGGAATGCTTTTTTAGCTTTAAGATAGTCCGCATTACTTTTAGCAAACTCTTTTGCTTCTGTAATCGTTGTTGACTTATAGCTATCTCTAAGTTCAGATGAAATGGCAGATGAATAAGAAGTCTCTACAATGTTTTCACATTCATGAAAAATAGCATCAATTCTCTTTGAGAGAATTTCCCATTTCATTTGTAACTGAAGTTGGTTCTTTAAAGCGTCTGCCAATGTAATGTTTTCTAAGATAATAGACTCTAGAGCATGTTCAAACTCAGATTCATAGTCTATTAAGAACTTATCGTATGATTTAGTAATAGAATCAAGATCCATATCAGTTTCCTTTGATAAATATAGGATATTATAGGTTAATTATAATGAAAATGCAAGAAATACTTTTCGAAACACCCCTACCAGAAGATTGGGATAAGGATATTTACAATGAACGTATTTCATTTAGAAAGCGGGTTGAATATGCTAAAGAACGTGCAGCACGTATTGGTGCAGGGTCTTCTAGGATCGCATTTGAAATACCATATCAAGGAAGACCAACCATTCTTAAGATCGCAAAGAATCGTAAAGGTTTAGCTCAAAATGAATTTGAATCTCAAATGATGGAAGATTATTACGCTAGATCATTGAATCTAATAATTCCAATGATTGATTATGATGAACAGAATCCACAACCAACTTGGATTCACGTAGAGAAAGCACAAAAAGCAAAACCTTCTGATTTTATTAGAGAATTTGGTGTTGATATTCATACCTTATCTGATATTGTTATGTTTCAACAATGGGAAGATAGAATAGAAGATCCTGAAATACAGGAAAAAATTTCAAGTCTTTGGGAATTGATAGTGAATTATGGTTTACCTCCAGCAGATTTCTGGAGAGTTGCTAACTGGGGTGTTTTCAGAGGAAAACTTATGATAATTGATATTGGTTTATCACAAGAAGTTTTTGATAAACACTATGATATCAGGCATCGGTAGGAAAAGTGGGTTGTTTTCCTACCGGCCATTTAGGACCAAAGTAGCAATAATATCCTTTATAAACAGGCACTTTCCTCCAAGAATCTTTTGGTAATGGTCTTTCCTTAGACCAGTAACCTAAAGAATCACAACACTGATAATAGGCCCCCATATAGGCGGGCCTAATTTCATTACCACATTCAATACAGTATTGTTTATTCATTACCCTCTTCGTCTTTATAATCATCAGGCTGTTCAATAATTTCTACACCATCACGGAGTTTTGCATAAGCTTCCATAGCAAATCCAATATGTTCTTCAAAAGAATTCTTCTGGAACTTAATAAGTTCTCCATCTGTATTAGTGTAACTATACCAAGCACCATTCTGTTCAAGAACTCCTTCTTGTGCAAGGAATGGTAATGCACCGTCATATGGGTCCATACCAGTAGCAAATGGAAGATCAAACGAAGTTTGCATACCTAACTGTTGGTAACGAGTTTTATAGGTAGTGAGATTAACAGTAATACCAGACATTTTACCGTTTTCCTTCAATTTACTCTTAGTAAGCATAATACCAATAGAAGGAATGAACTGAATCGATGTTCCACCGCTAACACGATACTTATCACCATATTGTTCTTGTCCCTCATATACATGAGTTGTCCAAACAGCAAACATCATCTTATTACCAATCTTTGCATTAACATTCTTAACTAGTTGCTTCATTTTTTTCTGAAGAAGACCTTGATCATTAGCAAGAACACCTTCTTCAAACTTATTCATTTCAGATTCAAGTTCAAGCATTGAAAGAGAATCACAGAAAATACCAATTTTATCTTCATTATCAAACGTCTTAAAGATATCAGCATAAATTTTTGCCGCCTCTTCAATCGTAGAAATTCTGAGTGGTGTGAACCACTCTTCAGATAGATTAACACCAATACGTGTTAAAAACTGATCATCAATACTATTTTCTGTGTCTATATAGATACAATGATATCCTGCGTCTTGTGCAGATTTCACCATATTCCCAAGAAGGAAAGACTTGCCAGAACCTTGAGGGCCTGATACAAACATAGACCTACGAACAGGAACACAATAGCGAAGATCACCAGATACGATATAATTAAGTGCGAGGTTCCCACTGCTAATCCACTCCGGTATTTTAGATAATGTAACTGGAATATTCTTTTTTTCCATTGACTTGCGTAGGGTTGCAAACTTAGACATTCATTTCTCCTGTTATGTTATTAATAATATTAGATGCGTTCACCATCAAATCATTTTTACTTCCATTGTTCTCAAGAATAAAACAATTGTGATTTGGAATGTTAGCATCTTTTGGATTCCAGTATGATCGTGAATCACCATCAAAAGTTTTACCATGCCGCATAAGTTTTACATAGTAACATATTTCAGGCGTAAACGCATCTGTGATAGTTTTAGCCTCTTCAAAGAATCCAGAGTCACTAAAAATAAATACCTTTTCTTGGGGGTACGGGAAAGAATTGATTTTGTTTACAGCTACATTACCAAAGTAATTTTTACCAAAATTAGGTTTAATTACTTTTTCAGAAAGCCAAATCATAGCCTCTCTTGGTGACATTCCATAAAGAACATCCGTTTGTTCTTCTTTATGATTATTATACATATGATCCCATTCATTAGGATCAAGACAGAACATTTCACGTAATGTGTTGAATAAAGGTTGCGCGAACTTTAAATGCACGATGTTTTTTGTAATTAAATCGTCTTTAGTGGCGATTTCTAGCAACTTTACTGTTTCATCTTTACCAGAACCTTTAGGTCCATTAAGAAATACAATTTTCATTTATATTCTCCATCAGGTGTTTCCCATAGATCACCACCTACTTTGTCATTAAACTTCAATGAAAGTACCATACATTCACTATAGATACGATAAAGAAATTCGACTATCTTGTCAAATAGTTTAAATTCTAACTTATCAAGAATGTAATATAAAGCTAAGCCTATTCCATAAAAGGAATAAGCTAAACTCATGAAAAATAAATACTTAATATAAAATATTGGTGGGATATACATATGCTATTCTCCTTATAATGGAAGAATAACACATAAAAATTAGAATGTCAATACATCGACATTTCCATTGCATCTTCTATGATAGAAGCAAGAAGTCGTTCTCCTTCACCGCGAAGAACCATAATTAAACGGCGAACATCACCTTCATCAACATCAGCAATAACATCAGCGAAATCTTGTGGAATCTGACCGACTCCTCGCACCTGATTATCCTGCGAAGTAATAACATAATGTCCTGTATCTTCTTTCCTATGGATAGAGAACATTTCCGTTGAGAACCCAGTATCAAGAAAAATCACAAATTGTGATCCATCATTCAATCTATAGTTCTCGAAGTCTTTACGATTTGTGAATGTACACCATCTTGTCTTATTACACCATTTACGACTCGCACCATAATTAAGTAATTCAACAAGAAGTATATTAGGAGTTCTGAATACTATTCTTTCTTCAGCAGTAGATGATTTTGCTTCTAAACGTTCAACTGCTTTAACAATTTCATCCATAAGGTGTGCATAGAACATATACAAGCCGTTTGGTTGTCTAAGAACACCAAACCAAAAAGATGTATCTCTTCTCTCTACAGATACCTGTTTGTTCTTAATCATCCATTCTAGGATTTGAGCAACACTTACAGGTTGTTTACCTACAGACGCAATATATCTTTCACCTAAAACAGTGTCATTGAAGGTGTTGATGATATTATATTCTTCATTTAATTCTGCTGGACCAATAAGAGAGTCTATTTTTGACTTTAGATCTGAAAAACTTTCTGTAAGTATTTGTTTTAATTTCATTTTTTAGTCCATTCTTCGTCAAGGTATTCCAGATATTCTTCATTGAATATAATTTTCTTATTATACATATCAATATTACTTATATCAAAATCTTCAACATCATAAGATAAAGTAATATGTGGTTTATATTCATCATAGTCGTGTGTGCCACCATGTTCTTTGATGAAATACTTATGCCTTCTAATAAGTTCAGGAGAATTTAATTCAAGAACTAATGCTTTTTTATCATCTTTAGTTTCCCAAATATCCATATTTGTTGGAGTAGCATAAACACCCAACTTCATCATACCTTTCGGTATAATGGTTGGGCATGGTTTCCTGCTATAAAGAACCGTTGCATGAAGTTTATCTGAAGGTACAGGATTAGGTATCTTCTTTTCCTTTAAATATTGAGATAAATCATCATTAGATGATTTGGAAAGATGCATCCCAATATAAGTACCAGCTTGTTTCTCTTCAAATAAATCTTCTATGATGTTTTTAAGTTTCATTATATATTTTATCATCTGCCAGTAGCACTTCTTTCACAAGCCCACTTCTTACAATGTCTTGTGTATTATAAGTTATTATAGAAGTATATGAAGGGTCCATCTTTTGAATAAGTTTGTTTAAATAAGCAAACCCTGACCCTATTCTTTCTCTAAACAAATCATCCTGTTTAGAATCTCCACAAAATACTATTTTACTATTTAGTCCTACACGAGTCAAGACGGTTAAAAGTTCTTTTGAATCAAAGTTCTGACATTCATCTACTAAGATGATTGCATTATCAAATGTTAGACCTCTTAAATGTGAAGAGAGCATGAATTCCACATAACCAAGACTCTTCAAATGGGTATATGGATCATTAAGCTTAATCATATCTTTAGAAAGTGATATGTAAGGTTGTTCATAAGGAAGTGATTTTTCATCCAAAGTGTTATGAGTTAATAGAAAATCATCTGTTACATACAAATGTCTAGGGTGTTTAATTTTGATACACCTTACAGGTTCAGTTGAATGGTACTCGATATTCTTTATTCGATCAGATGTTACTTTTCTCTTTCTTCCATCTTTTCCTGATATTTGATATTGTTTTACTTTTCTTGAAAGATAAAAAGGAATACCAACTTCTTCTGGTAATTTAATCATACATGTGTAATTCTCACATGTGCTTTTAATACGATTTCCATTCAAGGTTCTTTCTTCGTTTCTCATTCTTGAATTGACATGACATGATCCTCCTAAACTCCTTACAAGTTCAGTTACGTCATTAACAAGATTAGGGTTGGATGTGAAAAATTCGGCATTCCCTCTATGAACAGATCCATCAGTATCAAGAAGTCCTCGTAATAGATCCATTCTATCATCAATAGAAGCATTATAAATATATGATTCAGGTATAAATTTGTTATTGAACTTTTTATTCATCAAACCAAGTTCGTCAAGAATAATCTTTACTGGATTTGTGTACCTACCTTTTTTATTTTGACCTTGCGGTTTGTTTGGTCGTCCATCAATAGCACCTATTCTATAATTTATCTTTCCATCATAACCTATAATACCTGCGTTAATTGGTTTTAACAGTTCATTTATTCTTTCTGGAATCTCATGATCAACATTCGATAAAATTATACTACTACCTAATGAACCATCACCTAAAAGACATCCTAATACATATGGATGTAACTTTTTTTCTTCATGTTTAAATTGTACTGGTTGTAACCTTGGAAGATAATGATTAATCTTATTGTTTTTATAGTATAAGCTATTTTTTATTTCTTCTAGTGTTTTAACAGATCCTTCTTTGTTATGTTTATATTCATTATAGTTTTGTGTTTCCCATAGATGGGACAATGTACAATAAGTCTTTTTACCAGTAGTAGTTTCTACCTCATAAACATCATGTTCATCAAAATCATATACATTTTCGATTTCCGTAGGTGTACCATCTGCTGCTATAACATAGTCACCTTTTTTCAGTTCTCCCATAGTAGTCCAACCATTAGGAGTAAGAACTTTAGAATCTAGTTTTTGTGGACCGGGTAAGAAACCGACCTTTCTAGTTTCTACAGCAGACCTAATAATGATAAGTTTTTGATAAACAGAAGAATCTTGGAATAATTCGGAGAGAGCAGCATACATTGAAATGTATGTCTTACCAGTTCCAGCACAACCGTTTTGAAGAATCAATGGTGTTTGAGAATAGAAGTCTTTGAGGAACTGTTTTTGAGGTTTTGTTAGTTTTGGTAGAGTTACAAGATCTTGTGGATGAAATCTCTTTTTATTGCCAAGCTGTCTGATGTTTTCGTTGGATTCGTTTTTTAAGTCAAACTTCATTTTAGACTTTGCCATGTTTTCTCCAATATGAAGGTACAATCTTAAGTACCTCTATTATATTTAATAGATGATAATAATTCTCATTATGAACTTATTTCTCATTCTCAGTCTAATATTAAAACAACGTTATTAATGGAGATTACTATGAAAGATCAGAAGAAAAATTACATTGAACCTAGAGAGTTTTTTGATGAAACGATCAAATGTTTACAAAAAGACCAAATGTCAAATACCCTTGGTGACATGTTTGGAATGTTAGCCCAAAAATATTGCAATCATCCGTTATTCGTCAGGTACGCACACATCAGAGATGACCTGATCTCTGTTGGTATCTTAGCCTGTTGTAACGCTTTTCCAAAATTCAAACCATATCGAAAGTTAGGAATCCTTATTAAGAATTCTTTAGTTAAAAAAATAGACGCTCCACTAGATGAAAATGGTAATCAGGTTGCAGGATCATGGTATTCTTATAAGTTTTCTGGTGATACTATTAAATTCTCTTATGATGAAATATCAAAACATTATGAAAACTTTCAAGTTTTAATTGAAGATTTTGAAGAAGAGAATGGACCAATGATTGACTGGGAAAACGAGAATCTGGAATATGATTACAAATATCACAACAATCCATTTGCATTCTTCACCACTTGTATTAGAAATAGCTTGATCCAATTCCTCAAAAACGAGTATAATGAGAAAAATATCTTCAACAAACTCAAACTACAGAGTGGATTAGACGCGGATTATGGTTACACCGAAATGGTAAAGGACCAAGAAGCCGAAGAAGCAGCAAAAGAAGCATTGGAATTTGAAGATGATATCATCGAGGACGATCTTTCAGAAGATCAGATAAATGAACCTAACGAACTAATCAAATGGTGATAGAATGAAATATCTTTTATGCGGTGATTTACATTTTGGAGCTAAACAAGATAGTGAAAAACACAATCAAAGAGTTATAGACTTTTTGAAATGGGCATGTACTCTTAAAGAAAAATACAAACTAGATACTTTTGTCCAGTTTGGAGACTACTTTGATAGTAGAAATAAGATTAATGTATCTACTTTGAATTATGGAATAGAAGGTGCAAAGATTTTAAGAGATACATATGGAGAAAAAGAAACATACGTGCTTGCTGGTAATCACGATCTATTCTATCTTTCCAGATTAGATGTATCTTCTATTGCTGCAATCGAATCATACGTGACTGTTGTTAGAGACTTGGTTGTTCTTGAAGACAAGATTCTAATTGCTCCTTGGATTGTTGATGAAAAGATGTGGGATGAAGTTGTTAATTATTCAAAGAAATACAAATACTTATTCTCCCATTTAGAACTCAATGGTTTTATGGTTAATGACCATTACGTAATGGAACATGGATTCTACCATAAGGAATTGAAAGGGTATAAAAAGGTTTATACAGGACACTACCATTCTCCACAAGAGAAAGATAATGTTATGTATTTAGGAACACCATATCCCATCACAATGAGTGATGCTAATGAAGACCATGGTGTTTATATCTTCGACAGTGATACTGGTAAAACAGAATTCATCAACTATGATGCTGTTAAAGTAATTTCAATTCCATATGATAAGTTAGAAGAACTAAAAGATATTGATCCAAAGAACACAACGATTCGATTAGAATTCCCTGATGATTTAGAAGATGAAACACTTATCAATGAATATCGAGAAGTACTTGAAGAATTTGGTTTTGAGGAAATTAAAATCAAATACAAAGGAAACAAAGCAAAAAGTCTTTTAGAATCAGATATTGAAGTCAAAGAAGTAGAAAACATTGACCAGTTAGTGATAGAATACATAAAAGAAGCTGCAACAGTATCAGGTGTTGATAATACCCTATTAGCAGAACTTTATAACGAATCTATCAAAAAAGGAACAGAGAATGCTAAAGTTTAAAGAAATCAAAATCAAAAACTTCATGTCTTTTGGTAACAAGGTATCTTCTTTCCAATTGGAAAGAAATACATCTTGCCTGATCTTAGGAAACAATGAAGATGTTGGAGAACAAGGAGAAAGCCGCAATGGTGCAGGTAAGAGCACCCTCTTCAACGCCATAATTTTTTGTCTGTTTGGAAAAGGTATTGATAAGCTTAAAGCAGATGAATATATCAACATCACCAATGACAAAGGTCTTGTTGTAGAACTATCTCTTGAGTATAGAGGAGAGAACTATAGAATTGTTCGCGGCAGGAAGCCAAACATTCTTGAGTTCTACAAGGGAGATGAATCATATACATTGGATGCGATGAAGAACACTGATGAACTTATAACAAATACTCTTAATATAGATTACGATATCTTCATGATGGTATATTTCCTTAGCCCACATAAGGAAAGTTTTATGAGCATGTCTGGTGCAGACCAGAGGTCCATGATTGAAAAGATGCTCAACCTTAACGTTCTTGTGAATAGAGCAGAAACTTTAAAACTCATGAGAAATGAGTTAGAGGTTGATGCTCGTATGATTCAAAAAGAAATCGAATATGTTGATATGCATAACGACAAAGTGAATATCAACATTGATCGCTTGACAGAAAAACAAGAAAACTTTGAAAAAGAAAGGAAAGAGAATCTTGAAAAGTTCAATAAGAGGCTGGAAGAGTATTCAACTATTGATATTGAAAAATGTAATACAGCATTAAAATATCTAGAAGATATAAACAAATATATCGATGATTATGAGAATACACTAAAAGTATGTGAACAGGCTCTTTCGGATAAAAACAATGAAGCGCAACGCCTTGAAAAAGATATAGAACATCTTAACGATAAGATTGCTAGTATCAAGAGCGTGGAAGAACTCTCGTCTGTTTTTGAAATCAATAGAAAAAATAAAATTAAAATGTTTGAAGAAAAGTTGGCAGAATTGCCATCTGAAGAGCAACTCGAAAGTTATGTTGATATTATCGAATCACACGTAGAGATTATTTCTACTATTAAAAAATTTCAGGATATTATTAATGACACTTCAAAGCAATATGAGATTGCTGAAAATGACTTAGCTTCTGCTGAAGACAAGTTAAAGTCATTAAGAAGTGGTAAGTGCTATGTATGTGGTTCGAACCATATCAATGAAAATCTTATTGATAATGCTAAAAAAGATGTTGATGAAGCACAGAAAAAAGTAAAAGACATTCAAGCAGAACTGAACAAACTAGATAGTAAGTTGGATGATTTGACTGTTGCAGAAACAGAAATCATAAACGAACACAAAGATATTCTTGAAATGAATATTGATGATATTGTTTCTAACATAGATAACATGAATAAAGAAATTAAAAGAACTCAAGAAGAAAAGAATCCATATGAGGACCAGTTAAAAACATTAGACAGAGATAAACTTAAGAATGATGTGAAGTCGCTTGAAGAGAAACTTTCTCTTGTTAAAGAAAGTATCAAAGAAATTGAAGACCAGACTAATAAAATTAATGATAATTTTATTGCTCCTGACGAGAGTAAGGTACAGGAATCATTGAGCCTTCTAAAAGAACACAATATCGAGACTATTCATGATATTAACAGAATTGAAAAAGATATAGATTCTGTTAAAGAGAGAATATTAGAGTTAACAAACTCTATTAACCCTTTTTCAGAGGAACTGAAAGAAGTTCTCACTCAATTCATGGACAAAGAAACTGAAGAGTCAAAACTAAAAGATGTTGAGAAGAAAGTTACTCATATCAAATACTTGATTAAGCTTCTTACAGACTCAAAGTCTTTTATAAGAAAAAACATCGTTGATCAGTATATTCCTTTCCTTAACAAAAAAATCAATGAGTATATTGACTTCTTGGAGTTGCCACATGTTGTGGAAATCAATTCAGACCTTTCATCTGACATTGAGTATATGCAAAAGAAGGTAAGTTATTACAACATGTCACAGGGAGAAAGACTAAGGCTTAATGTGAGCGTGTCTATGGCCTTCAGAGACCTAATGAGTATGCTAGGTAGTAATACCAATCTTCTCATGGTAGACGAATTGTGGGATAGCGCACTTGACCATAATGGACGTACCAAGATGTTTAAGTTCGTCCAAAATAACATAGATACTCTCTTGATGATTTCTCATAGGGAAGAATTTCAAACGATGGTTGATGAAACTATCACAATTACAAAAAGAAATGGCTTCTCTCTCATAGAGTGACCTTAAATCCCCTCTAAATAGTACGAGGGGATTTTTTTATGTCAAACATTATAGGGATTGACCAGTCATTCACAAAAACTGGTATATGGATTTTAGATCAAAATAAAGATACCGTGTTCTACGGTACTATCTCTACAGCTAAAAGTGATGGATCTGTTCTTGAAAAGGTCAAAAGGGCTGTAATTATTTCTGAAGATATAATTGAACTATGTAAAAGATTCGATGTCTCTTCTATTGTAATTGAGGGTTTAGGTTTTGGACTGTCAAACAGTAATGCTACTAGAGATTTAGGTGGATTACAGTTCATTATTATAGAAAATTTGGTAAAAAACGGGTTTTCTGATATAGAGATAGTAGCACCTACCTCATTGAAGAAAATCGCAACCGGGTCAGGAAAAGCAAAGAAAAATGAACTTTTTGATGCCTTGCCTGATCATATTAAAGAGATTTTGGTAGATATACCAAAATCTAAAGGTAGGAGTGACTTAACTGATGCTTATTGGTTAGCTTACTCTAAAAATTTATTGTAATACGTCCGATGCACGTTAGTTGATTGCGCTTGTATACCGCAGAACATCAAGAAAGTATATGTAAGCAGTAAATTAATAGAGTTCATCACTATGATAGGGGTGTGTTAATAGACAGATAACAATCTATTGACCTAAACATCGGCTTAAGTGATATTAAAAAATTCGGTTCAGTATAACGCAGGAGTGCGACCGATAGGGGGTTTTTGGTGAGTTTTCCTTGAAGGCTTGACTGAGTAATATGTCTTCATAAAACTGCGATGATAAGTGAACTCTATTAAACAGTTATTGTAACTATCTCTACTGAAACGTTAAGACAGTAAGCTAACTCGTTGATAATAAAGAGATTTTTAAGTATATTTGATATATAATTTACTAACTTTTAATTAAAAGTATATAAATTATATTAAAATTCAATCAAAAGTACCTTATTATCTATAATATCTTGTTAAAAGATAAAGAAGGAAGCTGAAGAAAAGACTATTAGCGGTGGAGTTCCCTTATGGTAGGATCACTTAACCCTATCATAGACCTACTATTACCTAATAAATAGATGATAACAAAACTAAAGGAATTTATATGAGTGGTTTAGTAACTTTATACTCTCTTCCAGTAAGCCAACATTCTTATGAAGCAATTAGAAACTTTTGTGAGGACTATGATATTGAAGATGTTCCTTCTAGAGAGAATATGTTCATTGAAGTTCTTGTGAAGTCTGGTGTTCATCCAAATGTAAACAGAAAGCTTGATGTTACATTCTTGATGAACGATCTCGAATTGGATGTTGTAGATGCTGTCAGTGGGTCTGGTAAAGTTCTTATTTTAAGTGGCACTTCTCCTGATCTTGAAAAATTCATCTATGATATATTGGAAGGTGAAGAGGATAATGAACTGGTAGATATGGAAGAAGGGCCGCTACTTGGGGTAGTTATTAGTAGTAATTTTGATGATTCCTCTTCTTATGACATAGACCATCTCTCAATAAGGATATCTGATTATCTTGAGGATATTGTTTATTTTGAGGAATTAGAAACTCGGTATTATAATATCGATGAACTTTTAGATTATGTTTATGATGGTTTAGAACCAGAAGAGGATTAAAAAAATGCAACCACATGTCACTATTGCTTGGAATCACGAAGACCCAAATCCAGAACTTGTTAAGTTTAAACTCTATGAAAACGGTGAAATGATCATCGATGAAATTGCAGAACTTAATTTTGTTCTATTGATGACTGGTAAAGATTATGGTGAATACACCTATCAGGTTCAGGCTGATAAATTAGGTATGTTATCTGATATGTCAGAACCAGTTACATTAAATTTTACCCGTCCAGCAACACCAACAAACGTAACGGCTTCGTTAGATTTCTTTTGATGTTGCTGGATTTCTTTAAGAGACTTTTTTAATGCCTTCAACAGTAGTTAAAAGCATTGCCAAAAAGACTAACAAATCTGTTAGTGATATTGAGTCTTTATGGAATAGGGCTAAAAAAGAAGTGGAAGATCAGTATAAGGATATCGATAAGGATTCGGATAGTTATTATAAGCTTGTTACTTCTATTACTAAGAAGATGGCTGGTCTAAACGAATCCTTATCTTTTGAAGATCTTGTTGATATTGAAATCTCGATAATATCTGATTAAGTATTCTTAAATTTCATGTAGTGGCGATCCCAGTTGGATTTCTTCTTCACTACTTCCGGCCATTCATTAAGCTGTTTGGTATCTCTAACATTGATACCAACAGTTTTATATCTTCTAACACAATACTGGCTATCTGGTATTGCTCTTTTAATAGCATGGTAATCAACAATAAGCGGTTGATTGCTTTTGATTCTAGCAGCATTACTATCAAGAACAAATTTCAATATAGCCTGTCTTAATTGTTGTGGGATATAGTTTAGATTGTATGCAAGGATAGTATTATAAGAATTTTCATGTACTATGGTTAGAATTGTAGGCATAGTATCATGTTCCATACCACTATAAACGATATCAGAGATACCTCCAATAACGATGTTTTGGATTTTCTTTTTCTGGTACTCAGGGGTAGAGTAAATATTAGGATTGATTAATCCCATACCAACTCTTTGGCTATTGTAGCCAGAGTACATATCTAAATAATCCTTACCTATGTTTTGGGTTATGATGGGCATGTTTAACGTAATAAATATCTTTTGAAAGTATTTATTATCAAAAATTTGAGAAAAAAGAATGGCTACAATTAACGAAAGCACATGGAATCCAATCAAACTTGGTACTGGTGGAACAAAGGAAGGATATAAAATCAATGCATATTCTGTTAGTTCCAGTTGGTATAACAAGATTTTAGATAATACTGGAAACCGTTATAATAGACTTCGTAGATATGACCAAGCAGATAAATCTTCAGTTGAAATTGCAAGAGCGTTAGATATTCTTGCTGAAGACATATCGTCAATGAATGCTGACGATAATGAACCGATCTATATTCATTTTCCAGATGACGCTAAAGTAAAGAAGACTACTCTTAAGCTTATGGAAACGACTTTAGCGTCATGGATGAAAAGAAGTGGTTTTGAAGAGAAGTTTTTTGATCGTGTTAGGTATCTTCTAAAATATGGTGCAAAATTTTTTAAGAAAAATCCAGATGGTACATTAAAACACCTTCATACTGAAAGGTTTGTAGGGTACATTCTATCTGAAGCAGATGAAGATATCGTAACACATTATATCTATGACCCAAATGCCCCTAGAATAGATGAATATGGTAAGAACATCCAAAAGAACTTTGCGGGTGGTGGAGCTAGAGAAAAAGACTACGAAATCATTCCTATTGATGATCTATTCATCATGAAGATAGGTGAAGGGCCTTTTGGTGAATCTGTTATTGAAAAGGTTTATAGAACATGGCGTCAAATGTCTCTTTTGGAAGATGCTATCGTTATCTATCGTGTAACTCGTTCTATTGAACGTAGAGTGTATTATATTGATGTTGGTAACTTACAAGGACCAAAGAGAGAAGCTGCAATCGAACGCCAGCGTCTTCGCCTTATGCAGAAACAGACTGCGAGAGGAACAGATATCACAACTGAATATGATCCACATTCTACAACCGAAGATATCTTTATTCCTACCAATTCTACAGGTAAAGGATCTAGAGTTGAAACATTACCCGGTGGTCAGAATCTAGGTGAAGTTGGAGACCTTCAGTGGTTTGCTAAGAAGATGGCGGCTGGTCTTAGAATCCCTCAATCTATGGTTGATGTTCAGAGTGATGATGAAAGACACACCTATAATGATATGAGGGTAGGTCAACATTATCAGATTGAAATGCGTTATATGGGATACATCAAGAGGTTCCAGAAAATTCTTGAAAGTTGTATGTATAAATTATTTGAAGATTTTGCTAAGAATCGTGGAATCGAAATTCCAGAAGAAGCATGTCTTAAGATAACACAATCAATGTCTTTCGCTTTATATAAAGAAATAGAAATAAATCAGGCATTGATGAATGTTTATAGTAGTACACAACAGTTTGAAAGTCTATCCAAGCGTTACGCTCTACAGAAATATATGAATTTTGATCAGGAAGAATTACAGCTTAATGAATATCAAAAACTTCGTGAAAAAGGACTTGCGGACGATGTTATCAAGAAAATGCCTCAAGAGCATATTGAAAACATCGTTTATGGTGATGGTTCAAAAGGTAAAGAATATGGTCTTGAAGCTGAAGCTGGTGGCGGAAGAGGCTGGTAAATGAAAAAAGCGTGATTTTTATCACGCTTTTTTTCTATACTTGATTAAACCAGAATCATATAGTCTGAATATTCCATGTCTTTCTAAATTTTCCCATTCAGTAAGAGAAGGATCGAAGTTTTCTAATAGATATTTTAATTTATGTTTCATAAATTTTTCTCTTCTATGTCTAATAACTTTTTTAACATCTACATAAAACATCGCAGGTTCTGTGATATATAGTTTTTCAAATCCTGTTTTCTCATAAAGTTCTCCATAACTTTTATCTAACGAAGCGTAGGTTGTTATAGTTTTATATACATTATTCTTTTCTACAAAAGAAAGTAGTTTACTAAAGCCACCTACTACTTTACATGATGTTGCATATCTTACGATTTCAATATCATCGTTATTGTATTTCAATGACATTACAGCAACTAGAATGTTGTTTTCATCAACCAAACCTATATGTTTATTTGCTCCAACAAATCCTTGTATATGGTGTGTTTCCATTAACTTTTTAACCATATTGGAGTTTATATCCGTTTTAACCTTAGAATTTCTGGCATAAACTGTAGGGGTATTTGATTTTCCTAATAGGTATAACAACTTCGATTTGATCTGATCTTTTTTTAAAGACCATTCATCTTCCCATATATGGATTAATCTTATACCATTATTCATACATTCGATTGTTTTATTTGCATGATAGTATTTGTCTTTATGTATAATAGAATGCCAATATATACCATTAAATTCAATAGCAAGTTTTAAGGCTGGTATATAAATATCGATCTCTTTACCCTTTAATATAGATCTATCATTTATTAAAACTTCACCTTTATAATGATCTTTAATGAAATCTAATAGTTCTTTTTCTGGTAAAGATATTGATTTGATAGTTCTTTTGATTCCATGTTCTTTAAGTCTCCTTCTTATAGTTTCTTCAGATACGTTTAAAGACTCTGCAACTTTTTTCAATGATCCATTATTTTCATATAAGGATTTCATCATTTCTTTGTTGAATAAAATTTCATGTACATTAAGATCAAATCCCCATATTTGCTGATATGAACCTTTTCTATACTTAGATTTGATTGTATTGCTTACTTTTTCTTTATTAATATCAAGTTTCATTGGGTGATCTACACCATACTTTTTTAAATTATTTTCTTTTGTTGTTTCCTTTACTTCTTCTGATTGCATAGGGTAGTTAACTCCAAACTTCTCAATATTAGAGTTTTTGATCTTATTTTTCACTTCTTTTGATTTTAAAAAATGTTCTACACCATATTTTTCTTTAGACGTGTCTTTGATCCTTTGTTTTATAATCTCTGATGAAGATGCATACTCTGTGCCATATCTCTGTAAACAAGTTTCACGTGCTTTATTTCTTTGTTCTTTATTGTGAAAAGGTGTTTTCTCTCCATATAACTCTATATTTGTCTTAACCATAGAATTGAATCGATGTTTCTTAACACAATCTGTTTTCCCACATGTTTTAGCGAACCCAATGTAACCACTAGAATCTGGAGTTTTTCCTTTAGATGTTATGGGTGATGAACATATAGGACATGATGGGAAGTCCTTTAAATTGTTATAAATACAGTATATTCTAATAGAATAACCATAATCTATAGGTAAGAATGACGTGCTTTCTAGTAACCAGTCTTTATACTCTACATTGCAATCAAAGAGGGTGTTTAGCTGTTTATAGTGTGTAGGGCTGTTGTTACTTTCGATGAAGTTTATAAAATTTTTATGGTTCATAATAATTAAGTCTCAATTAGCATATTTACTTCATAAAGATATATACTTCTAATATACCATATACTATATCGATTGTAAATATGAAAAGACTTATTAAACTTATAAATAAAGAAGAGAATTTTTAGGAGATTATATTAAAATGGCTACAATTCAGAATGTTAGAACAACCACGAATCCGCAGAGGGCTTATCAGTTTGAAGTGGAAATCCTTGGTAGCACTGTTTCAGGAAACTTACCTCTTCTTACTCAACGTGTTAGAAATGCTAACATTCCAGAAACAAGTACTGAAACCATTGAAGTGAACTTTAAAGACTCTAAGACTCTTTATTCTGGAAGAGATGCTTCTGGTCATACAACTGTTGTTACCTTTTGGGATGATGAAGATGGGTCTGTTTATAAGTTCTTCAAAGAATGGAAGACTAACGGTATCAGAAATCCTATAATCGGCGGTGGTTTATCTAGAGACTTAATTGCTGCTGAAATGCGTATTAAGATGTTTGCAAATGACTCTCAAACTGTAACTAGAATTGTTCGTCTTACTAATGTATGGCCTACATCCATCGGTGAAGCTGCATTGACTTATGAATCTAGTGAAAATCTCTCATTCGATATCACTTTCAACTATGATGAAGTTATTCTTGAACAGTAATAAATAACTGTATACTAATAAAAAATCACTAACCCTATCACCACTAACCCCCGAAAGGGGGTTTTCTTTTGCCCTAAATAGATTAAGAGATTTTGAGGTGTAAGAAAAATGCCAAGAAGTATAATTAATTTAGGAAGACAGATACTTAGAACAACACTTCCTGATGTTGCAAACAACCCAACAAACGTTCTTTTTTCTAGGTTATCCCCTATTAAAGACCCCAACGTGCGTATAATTGGGAAGTCCAGTTTTATGACCCATTTGATCAGAGGAGCGCAAATGCATTAACTTTCTATGCAAAAGCTACAGCATTCCCTGCATCTATGGTAGAAAATCTTAAACGGTATTACGCTGGTGTTGAATACGCATACCCTAGCAGAGAGTCATCTCCACGTATATTCCGTGTTACTTTTTGGGATAATAAAGACCTTGACGTGTATAAATTCTTTGAAAAATGGAAAGGAAGTACAGCATATGGCCCTTCTCGTATGAAGGCTCTACCTGAAAACTTCCAAAGAGATATAACTATTAAACTAAAAGATGAAATGAATGTCAGAGACAGTACAATCTTTAATATGTATGACTGTTACCCAACTGAAATCAGTGAAGCGACTCTTAGTTATGAAAGTTCTGAATTATTCAACTTCGATGTTTTGTTCTATTTCAGAGATAAGGAGATTGGATAATGAGGATTGGTGAATCTATTGCTAGAAAAAAGACCCAACTTCCTCAATATGAGTATTTGTTTAGGGTCGAGCTTCCTATGTATACAGAAAAAGGATTTAATATTAATTCTTCTTCTATATATCTACATTGAATTTTGGTAACGTCAGTCAGGATGATTCTATTATTGATATGAGAGAAATAAACCATCGTGTATATGCAGTAGATACACCATTCGCTTCATATGATACACAAAAGAATACTGATGGTAGTAAATTTATGTATACTTCTATGCATAATGATATCGGTACACTTAACATGCGTATTGATGAATATGAAGATGGGCTTACATTAAAATATTTGTTGGGTTGGCAAAAATTAATGAAAACATCTGATGGATTTGCAAATCCACCTGTAATGTACAAAGGTAAAATTCGTGTAATTCGTTTAACATCTATTGATTCTGATATTCATGTACATGATTATATTAACTATTTTCCTAATGAGATATCACCATCGTCTTATAGTTATGATTCAAGTGCTGTTATGCAGTATAACGTTACTTTTACAGGGGATGATGTTAAACATACTTTAATACCTGCTGCTATGATCAGAGAACAGGTAAATAGAATGCAACAAACCATTATGGGTAATGATCCAGTAGATCCTAGAAGACTTACCCAAAAAGAAATATTAGGATACATAAATAAAGCAGTAAGTTTTTTTATTTAATTGGGGAATTTAAAAGGAGAATGAATTATGGCTAAAAAGCCTCAACCAAATATTTTCGTTGAAGACATCGAAAACAATACATCTGTAGTTAATGAAGAAGTAACTTTACATGGATCTTCTAATATCCTAGATCTTCCTTCTAAGGGTCTATTAGGATATCCAGAAACTGTATCATATAGAGATATCCTTGTTAAAGACGAAGAGATTCTTTCTTCCGCAACGGAAGAAACCTATATTCGTGTTTTAAATGGTGTTTTAAAGAGCATCTTGAATGATTGTGATTTCTATGAACAAATGACCATTTATGATCGTGATTTCCTTATGATGTGGCTTTGGGCAAACAACTATGATCCGGTAAAACATGTAGTTGCTACCTGCCCTCACTGTAAAGCAAAAACAAACCATGACATTGATTTAACTAAGATTGAAATCAAAGAGATCAAAGATAACATCAAAGTTCCTTTTGAAATACCAATTTCTAATGGTGGTAAGATCTTTGTTAGGCTGAACACAGTAGCTGATGAATTGTTTGCTGATGAATATATCAGGCATAATGAAGGAACATCATATGAATATGTGATGTTGATTCGCTCTATTGAACTTCCAGCAAAGATGACTTTTGATAAGAAACTCCACTGGGTTAGAGAAAATATTAAATCTAAAGAAATGGGTTATGTTAAGAATTTCCATAGATACTTTAGATATGGTGTTGACACTCATATGGATTATAAATGTGGAGCGTGTGGTGAGGTCACGCGAGACCTTATTCCCTTTCAAGCAGAAGACATTCTTATGCCAGCAATACCAGACGATTTTGAAAAATTGTTATGATCTAACAAAGATTTTAAAATTGTCTCCAATTGAATTTGGTAATATGAGTGTTATTAAAAGGGATTTTTTTGTTAAGGAAATTTCCCATGATATTGAAAAGAAAGACCCTTATATATTACCTGCACCACAAATGAGGCTCTTTTGAGCCTCATTTCATTTTGGGTAAATAAAACAGTATCAATACATATAATTTCAAGGTGTTAAGACATGGATTCTTTTGAATATAACAAACTCGAAGTTGGTAAAACACTTCTCGAAACTTTAAATTCTTATAATGTTTTAAGTGAATCTTTTTATAAGAAAGAAAAAGCTCTATTGATTATTGAATCCAGTAAAGAAGAAGGTCTTCTTTTGGAAGCAAAATTTAAAGCTACTCCAAACCAAGTTACTACGAATCATGGTCACATTATTAATTGGGATACTTTTAATAGGGTATGGACTGATTATGATAATTATCAGACCGAAGAAGCTGTTTTAACTGAGTTTGGTATACCTTATCAGCATTTCTTAAAGAACGTTGACCCTAAAACTGGTATGCAAAGGCACCTCAATAACATTAAACGTTACTTTGAGCAGTCCAGAAGTATTAAGATTGCTGAATTTAAAAATCGTAGAGATGCTTATTCCATTCAATTTAAGAGTGGAAGTGGAATGGCTACAAGTTTAAAACCTTCCAGACCAACACCACAAGATAGTATTGATGTTGGTAACAAGTCTAGAAATATCCCTCTTATTGATAAAATTAATAAGTCTGAAGTTGTTCCGGGGCAATTCTATACCAATATAACAAGAATTCCTAAGTCTACTTTTACTTCTTGGATTCGTTTTTGGGATAAAGAGGTTGCATCTGTCAGAGGAGATAAAGGATCTCTATTTGGTCGTACATGGAAGAAATCTTTCATTTTGGGATATCAAGTTACACAGAATCTTCTTTATGAAGTTTGGTATAACAGTCTTGATGGAACATTTTCTTTACATGATATCCGTGGTATTGATGTTACAAACATACGTTATAACACTCTTAATGAAGCTATGAGAGCTATGTTCAATGCTGTTTCTGCTGAAGCATCAACAGACGTTGAAGTGTTCCAAAACAATCCAACAGCACAATCATTTTTCCGTGGTATAACTGGTGCTGTTGACCAGCATATTGAAAAAATGCGTGATATTGAAACTAAAGGTGCTGCTGATTTTAGAAAGATGCTCGATGACAATACTTCTCACTTCACACCGGAAATGAGAGAAAAGTTCAAGGAATACTTTGTTAGAGAATTCAATACAGAACCTGCAAAAGTTATTGAAATTGCAAAGCGTTATAATGTCATTATGAAAAAACTCTCTGGTTCTAAAGACCATAGAATCAAAGATCTTCTTGATGAATTTGAAAATTTCAATATTGATGAATTTGAAAGGATGGCTAATGCACTTTTCAAAACAAGTCATTTAGTTACTACTTCTAGTTCTGAAACGGACCTATTGGATATTGATAATGATCAAGAAAGTGAAGCAAATAAAGAATTCGATAAATTGGTTGATTACGCTCACAATAAATTTAAAGGAAATGCTGCAAGAAATGCCGCTTTCAATCGCAAGGTTGATGGTATTAGAAGTGCATCTTCTGCTGCTGAAGAAAAACTTGCTCAATTGAAATCTTATCTTAAGGATAAAATGAGTGAAATTGAACAAGAAGCTCTTGATGACCCTATCATTAAAAGAGGATTGGATATTGATGGTGCTAAACCTATGTCTAAGCAGGAATTACATCAAGAACGCCTTAATGAATTGAATGAAATTCTTGGGCTTCTCGGTACAAAGAATAAGGTAGAAAGTGATAAAATTTACGATAGATTTAAGAGACGTGGTGAGTATGCTAAGAGTCTTCGTGACGCATCCATTCTTGTTATTAACACTTATGTTAAGAAGAAAGACATGCGTCCTAGATATCTTGATAGAGTAAACCAGATCTTTAATGAAATGGACCGTAATGCTCAATGGGATAAACCTACTGAACAGGGATTTTTTAATCAGATGTATGCTATTGCTGGTGCTGCTAAAAGAGATGGTCAAGCCGCTGATAAAATCGGTAAGCTTTATGAACCTGACTCCAAGAGAGTTACTGAAAACTATGATGCTGATGCTGAAGACTTAGAAATTGAGAAAATGTTGAATGACATTGATAATGATATTCGAAAAGAACATAATACTCAGATTGTTCGTCAAATGCGTACAACTGCTTCTAAAGAAGCAACACAGGTTAAAGAAATTAAAGATGCTGTGATGAATGATCTTTTAGAAGTATATACTTCTACTAGAGCTAATTATTCTATGCTTCCTAATTGGCTTGAACGTAATATTCCAACGCTTTTTGGACCTAGAAAAGATGGACTTACACTCCCACAGGAATCTCGTGGTGGTTTTTGGGACAGAATCCTTCAGGCCGTTAGAGGAACAACTTATAAAGCGAGTTTTGTACAAGGATTTAGTTTGAAAGGTGTTGTTAATCTTGAAATCTGGTATGTCACTGAACCAAACCCAAATCCGGGTGGATCTAAGGTTATATCATCGTTCTATGTTTATGATGTGACTTCTATGAAAGTGGTTCGTGCATATCTTCCATACTATAGACATGCAGTAGCATTAATTGGTAGTAAGATTGCAAGTTTCTAATAAAAAATGAATAATGATATTTTTAATTCAAAATCCAATGACGATCCTATTACTTTAGGTCTGGTTGGAATTAAAAAGGCTGTTGAAGACCAGACGAGAACCATGCATCGTGATCAGCATGGTCCTTTAGGTATGCCTTCTTTAAAGAAAGCTGTAGAAAGTCTGGATTCAAATACTAGACAGAACCATGCTACTCTTGGTGAACTTCTACATCATTCTAAGAAAAGAGAACAAGATGATCGAAATATGGTAAATTCTCTCGTTTCAAATATGAAACGAGAAGTATTTACTGTTAAAATTTCTGATACTATGAATAGTATCGTCATGCCACTTTATCAGCGCATGGGCATCTTGGCAGAAGATCAGAGAAAATTAAGAGAACGTTTTGAAAGAGAGCATTTTCTTTACTATGAAAGATTTCTTATTGCTCTTAATAAAGGTAACGAAGAGAATCAGGAAGTTAATCGTGGTCTTTGGGTAACCTTGCAACAGTTCCAACGTCATCCATTGTGGAGTGCTGGTAGAGTCATTGTTAGTGCATTCAAAGGAATGGCATTTATTGGTACAACTGCGTTTAAAGTTCTTTTTGGACTTGGTGACCGTGAGACTGTACAGCAGAAGACCCTCAAAGAAATTAAAAAACAGACAGAATTCTTTAGAACTGGAACAATTCATGCCGAAAGAAGAGGAATATTTAGAGAACTTATTCGAGGTGGTTTAATTGGTACAGCTTTCAATGAAATCACTAAAGAAATTGCACAAAGATCACAAAACAGAATAGAAGCAGGTGGTTCTGCAATTAGAGGTACTAGGGGTCTTGTTAGAATGGTTAGAGGTCGTGGAGACCTCACAATGCGAGCTACTGAAAAGTCTATTGGTTTTGGCGGTCAAAAACAAACAGAAGAGTTAAATACTCTTCTTAGAATTGAAGAAAACACTCGTAAAACAGAAACACATACTAAAGGCACTAAAGATGCTACTTTGGAATTTAATCCTTGGTTTGAAACTACTACATCGTTGTTAAAAAAACAAGAAAAAGAACTTAAAAAAGCCAATATGATGCAAAGACTTAGAGGGATCTTTGGTTTGATTGGTAGAATGCCGCTGACCGCTGTTCTTGGTCTATTGGGTGGTGGAGCAACACTTGCATATCTAGGTAAAAAGATTGGCGGTGGTTTCACAGATCAGATAGATGGGTTCTTCAAAAGAACAGGGACAAATTTAGCTATTGGGTTGGGAACCGCAGCACTTGGATGGCAATTATTAAAAAATCCTTACGTGCAGTCTTTATTAGTTGCTGGTGGTGTAGGATATACTCTAGCTACAGTAACAAAACTTCCAGAAGGATTGATAAATTTATTTCTTCTGTTACTGAGTTCAAAGGGCTTGGTGATGCTTTATTTGAAATATTACATAAAGAATCTGGTGAACGTAGAAGTATGCTTGAAAGTATGCGAAAGTCTTTTGAAGTTTTATTTAAAATTTTAAGTCCTATTTATTGGGTATATAGAGGGCTTGGGGTGGATAAAGCAGTTGAAGGTGTTTCAAGTTTAAATCCTTTTAATAATCCAAGAGTCAGAACAGAATCCCTTTATCCTAGTATTGGTGGTGGATTGCCAATTCCTATGGGAAATGATTTGAGCGATCTTTCAAATATTTTAAATCATCAATTGCCAAATGGTACTAATCCTTTATTCCCTGATAATGAAGAACAAATTCAATTGAGTAGAGACACTTTAAACATATTAAGACAGATACGTTCTGATTTAAAAATTAATAATGAGAAACGAGACGAATTACCAGTTTTCACTGGTAATTCGTCTTCAACAAATAAGTTGTTTGGTGATCAATAATGCAGACTTGGTTAGAAAGTAAAGACCCTAGAAAATTAATTAAAATTCGTGGGCGTGTTGGTGGACAATATAGATCTGTTATTGCACCACTCCCAGACAACTTTGGATTCACTGTTGGATCTGAATTCTCAACACCATTTGATGTTTCTTTGCCTGCTGGTGCTATTCAAAAAGCAGCATTTGTAGCTAATATTTCTCAGAAAATTGGTGTTAGAATGCGTAAGATGTATTCTAACCCAGAACCTGTTGAAATTTCATTTGAAATGGAATTTGTTTCTTTTTATTCTGCAAGAGATGAAGTGCTTATACCAATTTTAAATTTAACTTCAATGAGCTTGGGTACACAGTTAAATGATGAAGAGTTAGAACGAAGAATAAGAGAAGCGGCGGCTGGTGTATCTTCTTTTTTTAATGAAGCTACACAAGAATTAAGTATAGATGATCAAGTACAGAATGCTCTTGGTAGACAAAGAAGTTTAGAAGAATCTATTAGAAATGGAACTCCATTAAGAAGAGAAAATGGTGAAAGAGAACGAAGTGATATAGAAAACCGTTCTAGAGACGCATTCAATTGGGTTGCAGAACGTGTTGGTATTATTTTGGGACCAGAAACTCAAACGCTAAACTTCGGTAATTTTATTTCAATACCTAATGTGTATATAACAAGTATTGCTCCACAATTTAGTAACACTCTTGATGTAGAAGGTATTCCAGTTTCTGCTAAAGTGAATGTTACTTGTACTTTAGAACTGTACCCAACAGCAGAAGATGTTGCCGGTTGGTTTTCTAATAGATAAAAAAGTATCTAATGATAGAATAAAAGCTACCTTTATGGTAGCTTTTTCATTTATAACTACCATAAATATAAATTGGATAATAAGGAAACACCACCATGCCAATGACTAATAGAAAATATTTTTATAATATTAAGAATGTTGATGGGTCAACAGAACTTGATTATATAGAATCTCCATTACATACAATGAATCTTAAAACTTTTAGAAAGGAAAGAGTTACACAAGCCTTTGCTGGAAGAATTGATTTAATTTCATTCAAATATTATGGAAGTTATGATTTGGGTTGGTTAATTTGTGAACATAATAATATTTTAGATCCATTCACTGAGATCACTGTAGGAAAGGTATTGGATATACCCTCTCTAGATGATTACTATAGATATTATAATAGAAACGCAAGAGGCGTTTAAATGAGTGATTTTTTGATATTTGAACGCCAAATCTATAACCGTGGTGTCGATGATGGTGTTTTTGTTAAACTTGAATGTGATAAAGAAACCCCTTTAACTGGGTTTTCTCCTATCAGTATTGAGATGTCAGAGTCTCTATCAATTGGCACACCTTTTATTGAATTGGTGTTTAATGATATGGAAGGAGACTATTTCAATCGTTATAAGATTGATCCTACAGCAACATTTACATTAAGCATCGGTACAAAAGATAGTTATTATATTCGTACTGATATGCGTTATTCGCAATTAAAGTTTATGAATAACGTTGCTGGCAAATCAATTAACATTGCATATCATATCACATTCGTTCATAGTGGTTGGTATGAAATGATTGCTAAAGAGTATAATAGGGGTTGGGCAAATGTTAAGTATAGTGATGTTGTTCAACAAATATCTTCAGAATGTGGATTTAGATCAGTTGAAATTGCTGAGTCTGATAAAATAATTGAAAGTGTAATACAACCACATTGGGCAAACATCACTATGCTTAATTGGATTAAAAAACGTGCATGGGCAATTAATCGCTGTTGCAGTCATTATGAATATGGGATAACTTTAGATAACAAATTCTTTTTTAAATCAATTAGTAATCTAATTGATGAACAAACCGCTGCTGCTATTAATGGTGAAATACCTGTCTTTCGTATGGAAGGTAGGTATGAATTGGAAAGAAAACAAAAAGAAGCTGAAAGAGAAAATTTAAACAATCCTACTTATTTTGTTTCTTTTCAAGGTAGAGAACATTATGTGAGTTCTATTGTTAATGCAACAGGAGGTTTTGATGTTATATACTATGATAGTAAACTTGGTGAAATTGTAAGATCCACTAGAAAATACTCTAATACAAAATCAATTCAGTTAACGGATTGGGGTTCTATTAAAAAAGTTCATGAAAATTCTAATATGCTTTTTTATGGTGGTAGAGATAATGAGACACCTACACGAGCAATCAATCAAGTTTTGAATGTAATTAATTCAACTAATGATTTCACAATTGCGATGGTAGGTGCCCCGAACATTCATATTGGAGATCTTGTAGAAGTAATCATACCTGTAATGAGCGAAGGGCAAGTAGATCCTATTAATACAACTTATTCAGGTTTCTATCTAGTTGCTGGTGTCGATCATAATGTATCTTTTACTAATAGTAGCTATATATCAACTATAACATTATCAAGACATGGTTTCGATGGAAAGAATCTGGATGGTTATGTTAATTCCAGAAGAGGTAAGTTTGTAAATGTTTAATCATTCTACACAACAAAAACAACCTAAAACAAGCTTCGATGGAATGTATAGAGGGCTTGTTGTTAATAACAACGATCCAGAATTTTATGGTAGAGTTAAAATTAGAGTCATTGGTGTTTTTGATGATATTGAAGATTCAATTTTACCTTGGGCTGAATATGCTGATCCTATGATGGGGGGTCAATCTGGATTTGGAGCATTTATAATTCCTGATGTTGGGAGTTATGTTTGGTGTTTCTTTGAAAATGGTAACCATATGAATCCTGTTTATTTTGCAGGCGCACCAGCTAAACCACACCTACCACCAGAAAGACTTGAAGCGGATCACCCTGAAAGTAGAGGAAATCCAGAGTATCCTAAGAATAGAGTATGGAGAACACAATCAGGACATACTCTTGAATTCGATGATACACCGGATAATGAAAAGATTAGAATTTCGCATAAGTCAGGTACACAGACGGTGATGTTTGCCAATGGTGACGTATATGAAAGGGTTGTTGGTAATGTTAAGAGAGTTGTTCTTGGAAACGTCGAAGAGACTATTAATGGTAATTTTGTAACTACTATTGTAGGAACAAGAACTGAACAATCCGGCAACGGTTCCAGTTATCTTTCTTCTGCTAATATTGATATTAACGCTGTAACAATATTCTTGAATTAAAATGGGTGTTTTTAGTCCAAATGTATTTGATCCTAGTGTTTTTAACACTCAGGATGATGTTTATGAATTTCCAATACCAATTGATTCGCCTATTGGTGAATTATTGGGGACTGGTATGGAATTAACACCCTTTTCAATTGATATTGATTATCCTCCTGCTAATGGACAAGGGTCTTATGTTCTATCTGGTGGATATATACCAGAATCACTTACATTATCTTCTTCTGGATTAATTAGTGGTCTTTTAACTGAAATTGATGCATACCACATACCGTATTTTATTCCACCAGATTTAGAAATTGGTGAAGGTGGTGAACATTACGCAGAGTTTGGTTCAGCTAAATATGGTTCAGCATATATTAACTTTATTGTAGATATAACATATGAAGATCCGTCAGATGGGTTAGTTACTGTCAGTGTTCCATATTCTATACAAGTCTATAATAATTGGTCTTCTGATAGAAATAGATTAATACACGATATTACAAATGAATTTGGATTTGATGATAATGGTGTTATGAAATATTTTGAAATAAATGGAACACCAGTATCCGCAGAAGATTTTATCAATTATCAAATGAGCCAAGGTTTTTATCCAGCACCTTAAGGAGAATATATAAAATGCCAGCAGTTTCAAGAAGAGGTGACATATGCACAGGTCATGCCTCATTCCCTCCTAGACCGTCTATAGACGGATCTGAAAATGTTATAGTTGGTGGTATTGGAGCTTTGCGTGTTGGTGATGGTTTTGCTGTTCACTGTAACCCTTCACCTTCTTGTCATGCAAGTGAATTAGGTTCAGGAAGTTCTACAGTAATTGTTAATGGAAGAGGCATTGGACGTGTTGGTGACCCAGTTGCTTGTGGTTCTGCTGTCGCTAAAGGAGAACCAACCGTTTTATGTAATGACAAAACACCTTCAGTGGTTATTATACCAGCAGAATAAGGTATAAATAGATCTATTAATGGATAATAAGAATGCCTAGTTTTACATATTCTGATGTTGATTCTGGATTAAAAATTACACCAGATGGAAACGTAAAAATTTTATATGACGAAGATGTAATTTTACAGTCTATTCGTAATATCATTGGAACGATGGTAGGTGACCGTGTACGTAATCCTATTGGTACATCTTTAATGGCCCAATTGTTTGAGCCTATGAATCGTGATGTTGCTAATGATATGCGAAGAACAATCATGGAAGCAATTAGAACATATGAACCTAGAGTCACATTTGATACAGTTATAGTGAGACCAAATTTTGATAAAAATTTTTATGAAATTTATATGGCTTTTGAAATAATAGAATTAAACAAAAGAACCGAATTTATAACAAGAATTAGATCTCTTGGAGAAGGTAATTAATGGCTGATTTTACTGATTATGATTACAATGCTGTTGTTCAAAAGATGACAGACTTGTTAAAAGAACAACCGGGGTGGGGAGACGGTTTCGATTCTTCTATGGGTCAGACATTGATTCAGCTTATGGCTGATGTGACTGATAATCTTCACTATATGCTTGAAAGAAGGACTAGGGAAAATTACCTTCAGACAGCATCTTTACGGTCATCTGTTCTTTATAGAGCAACAGAATTAGGTTATCGCCCAAGACGAATTAAAGGTAATAGTGGAACATTACGACTTACTCTAACTGATCAAAATGGAAACACTGCAACTGCTGTTGCAAACGTCATTGTTCCTGTAGGGACCGCTGTTATTAAAGACAATGTAACTTATACCGTTGTTGAAGAGGCTGTTATTCCAAGTGGTCAAACAAATACAGAAGTTAATATTGTACAAGGTTCTCTTATTGAACAAACATTCCAGTTGGTAGCTAATCAAAATGAAATTTTACTTAGAGAAAATGTAGATTCTATTGAAAATAGCTTCTTTAGAGTGTTTTCACAAAACACAGAGTTTTTTGATGTTGCCGATCATCCTGATGTTAATAAAAGAGCATTATCTTTCTTAGAGGAAAACGACGCATATTATGATATTCGTTATGTTTCAAATGGTCTTCGTGTGTTATTTGGAACTAACGGATTCGGCCAAACACCATTTGGTAACGTTACAGTACAATTCCTTGAAACTCAAGAAAATGTAGATCCTATCAAGAATCTTGAACAGGATTTTGGGTTCACTTCTCAGACTGTGAATGATGTTAATAACCTTGCTTATTTCTATAGACTTAGAAATATTACACCTGTCGAGGGTGGACGTTCTCCTGAAAGTATTGAAAGCATCAAACGAAACGCACCTACATTTCATAAAACCAATGGTCGTGCTATTACAAATAGTGACTTTGAATATTGGGTAAGACGTTCTGGTATTGGTAATATTGTTGATGTTAAAGTTTATGGTGAATATGAACTTAATACATTGGTTTATAACATCAATAACGTCTATATTACTTATGTTACAGAAAGTGGTGCAGAATTAACACAACAAGAGAAACAAGATCTTCTTTCTTATCTTGATAAGGTTAAATCGTCTTTCGTACATGTCGTTTTAATCCCCGCTAATAAGCTTTTTATTAAGGCAGAAATGGAGATCAGACGAGATCCACAACTACCTATACCTAATAGTGAATTGTACAGAATCTTACGAGAATTCCTTATTAATGAGTTTAGACTTGAACGTGGGTCTATCGGTGGATTCATTCATAATTCCGATATTGTTCATAATCTTTACAATCAAAGAATAATTCGAGATGGTATTGAATATAGTCTTGTAGATTTTGTTAGATTGAAACTTTATGGTGGATTCCCATTTAACGTTCCATTAAGATCTAATAGTGTATTGATTCAAATAGGACCAGATTACACTCCTGTAGATGGTCATGAATTTGTTCTTCATATTAACAATATTATGAATTATGTTCTTGTTGAAGACGGAGATACAATTCCTGTTATCTTGGAAAAAATGAAGGATCGTATTAATGAAGTGACTCCATTTGAAGCTAGACTTATTATCGGTTCTATTGCTGTAGACGATGGTTCTATTGCTGTAGACGATGAAGGTAATCCAATTCCAATCGAGGTTAACACTCAGATTGGTACACAGTTGCTTATTGGTGTAGATACTCCTTATAATTCACCAATCCAATTGGTTGGTAATGTAACTGTTGGTTCTTCTCTTGTTGATGTTGTTATAGAATCCGATGAAATAACTGTTCAACATTATTATTACAGTTCATTAGCTGGTAGAAGACCTATTATTCCATTAAGAATTGGTACGGAAGTTACATTTACTGCACCTTCAGATACAAGTGTTAATGTTTATACACGTCTTGATATTACAGATCCGGGTTCTGAAACTCTCTTTGCAACTCTCGCACCTGATGAAGCTTTCAATGAAACATTTGCAGCAGAACATGGTTTGATATTTGAATATGTCGATAACAGTTCTGATGATAGAATTGTAACTATTGATTACCCAAGCTTCGATTTGGCTGGTGTAGGTTTTGGTATTAACGTTAGAACCAAAGACGGTTTCGGCGCATTTGATGTTAGAACAAATTCCGGTGATGTTACTAGCGTTACAGTAGACTTCAATGTTAGTGTTCCTGTAGACCAGACTATTGAAGGTAACAAGATGCTTCCAAGTACTGTTCAGATCATTCGACAGTCTGACGGTTCTCTATTTTACACTGACAACGGTAACGGTAAATTCTTGGATGTATTTGGAAGTCTAGTTCCAACTGGAGATATTAATTATAACACAGGTTTTGTAAATTTCCCTGATGATATACCAGATGGATCTTATTACTTGTTCTATGAGCAAAATAGATTTGGTAACTTTGTTGTAGACGAAAGAAATGTTATTCAGCTTCTTCCACCTAAATTAAATATCGGTGATGCTGATGAAATAAGTACTATTAATATCATTTAAGGGAAATGAATGTCTACGTTTAAAGAACTTTTAATCGAGAATCTGCCAAAGTATCTAACTACAAGTGAAGATTTAATTAACTTTTTAGATGCTGCTGGTGAGTTCTTAGATGATATAAAACAGTATATTGAAGACTTTGATAAGTCTCATGATTATCTTCGTAATTCTCCTTTTGGTTTGAGAGAGGCGTTACTTGAACGTGGGTATAACTTACCTAGAAACCTTAAAGAAGAAATCAGAAGACAAATTCTAAGAGATCTTCCAGATATTATTATCAAAGCTGGTGTAGAGGAATCTATTATTCTCTCTATGAGGCTTGTTGGTATTGACCCCGAGATTAAGAAAGCTTGGATACCTTCTCCTAGTCTTGTAAGAAAAGGCAAGATTCAAGATCCAGTTACTGAAGAAATAACAGATTTTACTATAGATTCATTTGCATACACAAGCTTTCTATATGGGGATGTTGTTGTTAATCCTGATGGAGTTTTCTTTGAAGGATATCGTTATAATGATGTTAATGAAGAAAATTTAATTGGTCCATTACCTATTACTGGTGAGTATTATACTGATTACCCACCCGGCGTTGCAGTTTCTAAAACGCCGTATATTGTGGTTCGATTCCAAGCTGACGGATTTAATGTCGTTGTTGAAACTGCAATTAATCCAGAAACAGGTGAAGAGTTTGAATACTCTACAAGTGAAGAGTTTCAATTAATTAATGATGTTCTTGAATATTTTCTTTATAATGAAGGTAGACCAACACACCAACGTATCGTTATTTTAACTGGCATTGAAGCTATTGAAGAATTTGATACAGTTGGGGTAATTGAATTTTATGAAGAAACTCACACATATCTAGGTGATAGTGAAGATCATCAAGAAGAAACAGTTGGTGTTGATGATAATCAATCTATCTATTCTGAAGTTTTGATGAATGGACAGTCTTTAGCAATTGGCGAACCATTAATTATTGGATTTAGTAGTGAAGATAACGTGGTTTCACCTTACGTGAGTCAACTGTCTGTTATTGATTTAGGTGTGCTTGAAGTAGGCCAACAAACTTGGAGTGGGGGATCATTACCAGAATTGGAAAATATTCCAAGCACTTCTTTTAATAACTTAGAATACGATGGTTCAAATGTTCCTATATTTCCAGTAATAGGAAATACTTCATTTTCTATTACAGCAACAGATACTATTCAAATTAGAGGTCTTCCTGATTATAGAAATCCTAGCAATAATGTTATTATTGAATCGCTGCCCGGTGGTGGTTTCTATCAATTTGGTACACAAGGCATTTATCATGGTATACAGATCATAGGAAGTGCTGGAACTGTCACAGTAAATATAACGTATAATACTTTTAATAATCAATGGTGAAAAAATGATTGAAGAATTTACAAAAATTGGTATAAAAGGACATTTAAAACAGGTTTCCTATTATACTGATACAAAAGAAATTATAGATGTTTATGAAGAAGATAACTTGATTCTTAATCAGGGTCTTTCTGAATTTGCTGCTTCTATTGCCGTGCCTGATACAAACAATCATAATGTTTTTACCTTGGTTATTGGTAATGACGTTGGAACAGGAACACAACTTAACCCACAGGCAGCACAACCCGGATATACTGAGTCAAATCAGAACGTAGTTTATACTATTCCTTCGCAGGAATTTTTCTATAATTTAGATGGAAATTCTGTTGTTTTCTCTGCCACAATTAATGGTGCTAGTGTTATGGATTTATATCCATCACAACCAAATGTTGTTTATACAAGTGCTACATTAAGGAATGGTAATAACAGAGCAATCACATATAAAAGATTCACAGGTAGAACTATTTCTGCACTTATCTCTGTTGACGTTACATGGACTTTAAGCTTTGTGAGAATTTAATAAATGAGTATTAATTCTGGAACAATTCAATATATTGCTAATGGCAATTTAGTAAACCAAACCAATCTTGGTGTATTACATAACTCATTCACAAGTGCCTTTAATGTGAAGCATAATGCTGTTGTGCAATCATATAATACTGCATTTGATACTGCTATCTTGAATGCTCAAAATAGTTTTCAATCTATTGTTGATGGGGTTGGTGAAACAATTATTACAGGTGATATTTTATTAGCTTCTTCAACATTAGATGATCCAGAATTTTTAAAACTTGATGGAAGAATATATTCTGTTAGTTCCTATCCAGAACTGGTTGATGTTGTTCCACAATTAAGAAATTATAATTACACTTCTTTTGTTAGTGGTACACCATCTATTGACGGATCTCCAAGGGTATCAACGTTTTCCCCTGATGGGAAATATCTTGCTACTGGAAATAATACTGGTAATAGATTAAGAATATATAATACGAATGATTGGACTCTTGTTAGCAACACACCGACATTTGGTTCTAGTAATGTATCTGGAATTTGTTTTTCCCCAGATGGTGAATATATGGCATTAGTCCTTTCAGATAGTAGTAATGTTTTTGTTTATAGAACATCTGATTGGACTTCTGTTAGTGGAGTCCCAAATACAGCAGGTGCCGGAAGAAAAATTGTATGGTCTCCTAATGGTGAATATATTGCTATTGCACATTTTTCTGGATCTAAAATATCTATTTTGAGAGTTTCTGACTGGACATATCTTAATGTTCCTAGTTTTGGGGGTAATAATGGTCTTGATGTTGCATTCTCACCCGATAGTAGATACCTTGTTGGCGTTTTTGATGCTACCCCATCATTACGTGTTCTAAATGTAGATGATCTTACATTTGTAGATGATGCTCCTGAATTAACAGGTACTGCATTTAGGTGTAGATTTTCTAATGATGGAAAGTATATGGCAATTGGATATAGAACATCACCATTTTTTAAATTATATAGAACTGAAGATTGGTCTGAAGTTGTAAGTGTTCCAACAATAGATGCACAAGTACAAGGGCTTGGATTTTCTAAAAACAATAGATATCTTGCAATTGCTACATCAACGACACCATTTTTACGTATATTAGATTTAAATACATTTACCTTTATTAGTGGGTTACCTACGATTAGTAACCCTACGGGTGGTACACGGTGGGTTGAATTTTCCCCTGATGATTCTATGATTGCAATGATAAAACTTACAGCACCTCCTGCATTGGATGTTATTTCAGGTGGAAGTCCTTTAACCTTCAAAACTCCATTTACAGTATCTCCGATACCGGGACTTTCTTACTATGTTAAAACTTAAAGGTTGATAAATGAGTATCAATATAAACAACATTAGACTTATTCAAAGAGGTGAACCACACCATCAGGAGGTTTACAATAGACCTGTTCGTGATCTTATTTCAGAAGCAGATGTTTCTTTTGATAATTTACAGAGTGATGTGAATGATGCTTTTGATTCTGCATCTAATGATATAGCAGATGCTTTTGATAGTGCTTCTGATGATCTTAGTGATATAAACGTTCCTGTTGGGAAAGTAATACTTAAATCTACTGAGAATCCGGGTGAAAAATACTTACCTTTAGATGGAAGTGTATATCAGAAGAGTACATATTCAGATTTAGTAGATGCAGTTCCAAAGTTTAATGATAAAGATTTTACTGCTGCTAGTGCTAGTATAGTGTCAGGTACGCCTACAATTACAAATATACCTTCCAGTTTTGATGTTTCACCTAATAACAATTTTTTTGTTTTTGGTTTTGGTAGTACTGATCCAAAAGTTATTTTATACAATAACAACGGTGGGGTATGGGAAGAAGAATTTATTTATGCTGTGTTAATGGATCAAATTGTAAATACATATTCAGTTCGCTATTCATATGATAATCGTTTTATTGCAATCTCCAATCAAGGTGGAGATATTCCATTAATTTTGGTTGATAGAGAGAATTCTCATATATCTGGAGGTTTTGCTGCTCCGGGCGGCTCTATTTCAGGTTTAAATTTATCAGTAGATGCGCTTAATTTATATGATTCCTATGCTGTTCAAAAAGTGACATTCCGTGCAGATTTCTCTCCACAAAATAATGCATATGCAGTTCTTATTGCAAATACGGCAGCAACTGCAAACATAACGGAATGTGCCTTAATTATAAAAAAATATGATTTGAATACTGCAAATATAACTGAAGATATATTGAACACTACTACACTTTCATCTATGGGCATTGAAAGACCTAATTACATTAGATTTTCACCTGATGGAACTAAACTGGCAATCATACATAATAATAGATCTTCTATTTCGCTAATCAATATGGATGATTATAGTGTGGCAGTGCATTTAACTATACCAGAAACACTATTGAATTCTGTTAGATTCAGTAATGATGGAAAATATCTTTATTATGTCCGTGGTAATCTTTTCCAGAATCCATTATATTCTTTATATGTGTTTGATATAGAAGCAAACATTAGAGTTTTTAGGGCACCTAGAGATATAGGTAATGGATTCGCGGATTTGGAAGTTTCTTCGGATAATCAATATATTTTTATAAGCAGCACTTATACAGATACATATAGAGTGTTAAAAGCTACTAACAGTAACTATACAAATTTTGTTGATATGGGTGCGTCATTCACTAATGGAATTGGTGGTACGCCACAAATTGTTATCCCATCATCAGATGGTAATAGATTATATAGAATACCGGGGGTAGCCCCAAATTTCCAAGAAATACAGAGTGCTAATTTGAATACTTTTAAACTTCCGTTTAAAGCATCACCAATACCCGGCTTTAAATACTATAAATACTATATAAAAGCGGAATAATAACATATGGCTATTAATCAAAACAATATCAGGTTTACACAAAACGGTGAAGCAAATGAGGCATTCACTTATAATAGACCTGTGCAGGATCTTGTCATAGAAGGTAATGCGAACTTTACTGTTATTGAAAATGACATAACAAGTAAAACAAACTCTCTTAACAATCAGGCATCTTCACTTCTCAATGATTTAGAAAATATAGAAGTTGATGGAATTGATGTTGGAAGTATTCTTTTAAGATCTGTTACAGATTTTGAAGATGGGTTTTTAGATCTTAATGGAAGTGTATATCAAAATTCTGCTTATCCAGAATTAGTTGATGCTGCGCCACAATTAAGAAATTATAATTATGCATCTGTTGTTAGTGGAACACC